TTTTGGACTAACGAGTGATGCCGTAAGCATCAATGGTGGTAATCCACCCGTTGCCGCTTAGCAAACGGCTGCCACAACGAGCTACGCGTCGTCAAACGCGTTCGGTATTGTGGACTGACAATCCACGGTCAGCTGATGTTCGGCTGGTCACCGACAGCTGGCACAATCGACCCGCTTAGGAGGTGTTCCGTGCAATTGCACGCGAGGGCCGGGATTGAGAATCTCGGTAAGTACCTCAGTCCGGGGAACCAAGATCGTGTCGACCGGGCACTCGCTTCGCTCAGTAAGGCCGTAGAAGTAGTCGCCGTGGACTATTCCATGGAGAAGGCGCTTGGCGACCTTGCGTCTGGGCTCGTACCAGAAAGGGACAATCGGAGTGTCACCGACCCTGAATGGGTGGAAAAGGGCATTGCCTCCTACGGCTGTCCAATTCACGCCACCACCGCAGGTACAGAGTCAATCTTCACCGTCAGCGGATACGGACCATGTTCGTGCCGCCGCAAGTCCGCAGTTCGTAGAGCCAGTGGAGTTGGAGGACGACGAAGCAGTCGTAACAACCAGCAAGGGAACCACAAGGCTCAAAGTGACGTCAGAAGCGCCGCTGGACTCGTACAGCATGCTGCTAATGACGCTCTCGAACCTGACAGGGGAACTCCACGAGCCTTTGCGGGACTACGAAATTATGCTGCGACCACGGATGGTTTTGGACCCTTCACTTCCGAGAGTTACAAAGCCGCCATTCGTAGCGTCTACCGTTCTGCAGGTGCTCAAGGTCGAGGGAAGCTCCCTCTCACAGTTGATGAGGTCGTGGAGAAGAATATCCTTCGCAACAGTTATGCTGGGGCTCCTTTGTTCCGTAGCAATAGCGATGTCCTTGCCCAAGGCACGCGACTTGCACGAGGCATTATTGATGGCAAACGCGGTTTTGACCCCTATGTTTTTGGCCGTCGCGTTCAGCCTGGGTCTGTTGGTCCAAAGACTCGCCTCGTATGGATGGCGCCGCTGCCTACGACGATTGTCGGCACGCGCTACAGTAAACGAGTCATGGAAGCGCTTTCTCGGAAGAGACCGTTCGTCTGGGGAACAAAGGGCTTCGAAAGAGGAGCAATCGTCAGCGAGTTGGAGACGAGATTCCAATATGTTTACTCGCTAGACTTCTCTAAATTTGACTCAACTGTTCCGGCGAGAATGATCGATGACGCGTTCCGCGTGGCACGGACGCACCTAGATCTTGACTCAAAGGAAATGGACGTGTGGAGAAGGTACGTAAACGACTTCATCCACTCAAGAATCATCGCTCCAGACGGCAACGTGTATCAGAAGCACAAAGGTGTGCCTTCGGGCAGTGCATTCACCTCGGTCATCGACTCAATTGTGAATCTGATCTTGGTGTCGTACATGTGGCATAGGCTCACAGGTCATGAGCTACCACATGATCGGGTGTTGGTGATGGGTGACGACGTCATCATCGGCAGTAATACGAGGCTTGAGAAGTCACAACTAGCTTCAGCCGCATCCGAGTTGGGGTTTGCGCTCAGTGTCGAGAAAACCGACATCGTGCGCGCGTCCGATGAGACCGAAGAGTACACGTCTCACGTGCACTTTCTTGGTCATTACTGGCTCCATGGTATGCCTCGACGTCCGGTTTTTGAACTGGTACAGAGAGCTGTTCTTCCTGAACGCCATAGACGGCGAGAAAGGTACGAATGGGTGGTACGCCTTCTTGGGTACGCGATGACTTCGCGTGAAGGTTTTGCCATGCTCCAAAAGGTGTTTCCCCACCAAGATTCGTTGCAAAGCTATCTGCTAGCATCGGATCGGGCGAAGGAGCTAGGTTGGGATGAGGGCGACGTGCTAGAGGACGTTGACCTACCAGGTCAGCTGCGCTTTAAGCGTAGGGTTGAAGGCGAAGAGGTCGAACTGACACCCGCCAGGGTCACTGGAGGAGTGTTCGGCCGCTGGACCTGAAATCCCGCAAGTGTGTTTT